AGTTACACACAAGACGGTTGGATCGTGAGGTCGCACACAATCAGATGAAAAAAGTTGGCGTTATTCAGCCTAATAAGGACAAGGGAAATGGTAGTTTCTTTGCACGTCATTGGCGTGAGTATGTATAACAAATATGATGGACTTGCAATATAGTAAGTTCATCTATAATGGGCTGTGGTGAAGCGGTCAACACAACAGATTTTGATCCTGTCATTCGTGGGTTCAAGTCCCACCAGCCTAGTTATGTGCCACTAGCTCAGTCGGTAGAGCACTCGACTTTTAATCGAGTTGTCACGAGTTCGAATCTCGTATGGCACATTATTTATTATATAGGAGGTGTTTGAAAATGAAAACAATAGATAACAAGTTTGAAATTGGTGAAGAATGTTATACCTATGCAAGAGAAAATTTAGCCATTATTTGTCCGATTTGTAAAGGAACTAAAAAGATTTTTTACAATAGTTATGAAATTCCATGTAAACAGTGTGATGATTCAGGCAAAATTGTAGGAAAGCAGACAGTGGTTGCTCCACATAAGGTTAGAATCAGAAGAATTATTGCTAATATTTGGAATGATGCCATCACAATTAAGTATAAGATTGATGCTGTTGATGATTACATCAATGTAAGAAATAGAGGAGAAAGTTCTTTATTTAAGACATTGGAAGAATGTGAGCAGAAGTGTAAAGAAATTAATCAGGGTGAGAGTAGTATATTATAAAAAGAAAGGAAAACGAAAAATGTTATTAAAAGAATGGAAAACAAAGCCCTTTAACAATGGTTTGTATCTTTTGGGCAAACAAAATTTAGATGAATTTAATGGAATAAGAATGTGGCATGATAAGGATATTCCTAAACAAGATAAATTAGTTTGTGTATATAACACAGAAACGGATAGAGTTAGTGATAAGTCAGTATATATTGATGTTGATGGAAGAGAATATATTAAAAATAAAAATGAAAAATGTTATCTTGACGAGTTTAAATGCATAAATAATCAATCGGCAGGTTGCTAGGAAAATTCTCTTTCTTTGGATTGTGAGGTGAAAAGATGTTAAACAGCGATTTTAAAGGTCGTAAATGTTCAGGATGTGGTGAGTGTAAACATGCAGACCACGATAAAATGAAATGTTATCCTGAATCGGAAGACTGTAAGAGTGAATACGATTTGACAGAGGAAGATTTTCACAAAGAGGCAAGATGTGATTTCTTCCTTCATAAATAAAAGCAAATAAAGTTCGATTTCTTTGGAAGAGAGGTGAATATAAATGGCATGTGATTATTGTGAGTATCGTTATTCTTATGATTGTGATGATGGTTGGAATCAGCATAAAAATTGTGAAAGTTTTAAGTTGGATTGGGATAGTTTATCTGATAAAGATAAGAAAACTATTCAGAAGATTTTAGATAGAAGAGGAGACTAAGTTATGGAACAGATTCAGGAAAATGAACAGTGGAAATTGAATGGTAATTGTGAAAAATGTAGAAGGAACAATTATTGTTCAAAACCCTGTACTCGTCATAATAGGCGAATAAGAGCAGAATTCAAAGGTCTTGTTGCAGATACAATGAATAAAATGACTGGTGGAGTGATGAGAGAGGCTATTGATAAAACGGTAAATGGAATTTGGTAAATTGGAAAGGAGACTTATATGATTACAAAGACATTATATACTTGTCAGTTCTGTAATACCGATTATGCAGATAAAGGAAAAGCAATGGAATGTGAGAAGAATCACAAAGTTTTGGAAACAGCAACAATTATAGGCGACTATAAATCATTAAAATCTATTCCAGACGGATGCCATACGAAAGTAAAAGTGAAATTCAAGGGTTCAGATAGGTGGATTGAGTATAAAAGATAGTCAGGAGCGGAGTTATATGAGTCAATGGATTAGAAATAAGTCATGCGATATTTGTGGAAGAATAGAAATTGGGTTAGTAGAAATGAATGTAGGAAAAACTATGCATTATCTATGTTATCCATGTATGGCAAATTTCGCATCAGACGTTCTTGATTATGCAAGAATGAATTTGACCGAGAAAGTCAATGAATATGGAAATACATATTTTATAGACGAAGAACAGAAACCACAATAAACTTCGATCTTTGGAAAATGAAAGGAGTATTTAATAATGACTGTTAAATATATTTTAGAAAATATTTTTGGCAAAGATATTAAGTGGCATTGCAAAAATCTTAATAATAAAGCAATGATCAAATTTAATGCCGCTTCTCCATTTCAGCCGTTCGCTGAACCAATTATTGATATAAAAGAAATGATGGTTGATACAAGATATTTGTTTAACACTCATCGAGACTATAAAACAGATAAAATAAAAATTGTTTGTTTAATAAGTTCAAACGAAAAAGGCGATCAAAATCAATGGATGAGTGTGAAAGATGTAATAGAAAAACTCAAACAATTCGATGAAGATTTAGACTTGTGTAATGTGGATAAACAATATGTTGATGGATGGATACCTGCAATTATAAATGTTTATGACGAAGATCCTGAGTATGCATATGAATGTGATAAAAAAAATATTCCAAACAATTTTATTGGTGGAATAACATTCTTTTTATCATAAAACAGCACAAGAAACTTCGTTTCATGCGAAATTAAGAAAGGAGACAATATGCTAAACGTTGGAGATTATGTAGGGCAGATTAACAAAGATTCATCTGGTGTATGGAAGTTGTATAAGGATAAGATAAATAAAATCACGACAACAAAGAAATACGGTAGAAGATATTTTACCAAGACAGTGTTTCGACCATTAGACGCAGATGACGTAGATAACAACACAAAAGAAATGGAAGAGTCGATTGGTAAGGGATATATACTTACAAGAGAAGTGTTTGGATTAAATAGTAAAACTGAATCTTATGCTGAAAGATGGATAAAATGGGCTAATGAGAATCCAGATAAGGCAACTGGTTTGATATAAACGGAGAATATAACAGTAGAAAAATTAAAAAAAAATAAATATAAGAAAGAAGAGGTACAAAACATGGATGGATTTATGATGTTTAAGAAGGCTTTACAGAAGCACTTCGATGAAATGCAGAAAGAGGCAACACATTTATTTGAGGTAAATGTAGATAAGGATGAATTATGGAATACATATCTTGATAGCTTCCCTGCTGGTACAAATGAGATTTTCAGAGAGCGTAGAGAGCATGATTGTAGTTGTTGTAGACAGTTTATTAAGAATATTGGTTCTGCTGTCACTATCAAGGATAATCAGATTCATACAATTTGGGAACTGAATCTTGGTGATACAACTTATCAGCCAGTATGTGATGCACTTGATACTTTTGTAAAAGCTCATACAGTTACAGATATCTATACAACTAAGTTCCCTAAGATTGGTACAGATTTTAACTTTGAGGAAATCAATGGAAAGTCTCATCAGTGGGATCATTTCTTCTTAGAGCTTCCAAGTAAGTTCGTAAATAGAAGTAGTCGTTCAAACGAGGAAGTTAAGGGGCAGTTCAGAGACACAAGAAATGTATTTAAGCGTTCTCTCGATGAGATTACTATGGAAGCACTTGATACAATTCTTGAACTTATCAATTCAAATACACTTTATAAGGGTGAAGAGTGGAAAGGCGTACTTACAGAGTTCAAGAAGTATAAGAAGGAATATGATAAGCTGACTTCTGATACTGAAAAGGATTTATATGCTTGGGAGAAGTCGGTAACAGCAGGTATGGCTATCGGTAGAATTAGAAATCATTCTATTGGAACACTTCTTATCAATGTAAGTGAGGATATGGATCTTGACACAGCAGTTAAGAAGTATGAGCAGATTGTCGCTCCAAGCAATTATAAGCGTCCAAAGGCTATTTTTACAAAGAAGATGCTTGAGGATGCAAAGAAGACCATCACAGAGCTTGGATATATGGATTCATTACAGAGAAGATTTGCTAATCTAAATGATATTACTGTAAATAATGTACTGTTCTCAAATAAGAGTGCTGCAAGAAGAATGGTTGGTGCAGATGATATTTTTGGTCAGATGGAAAAGGATGTTGCTGTAAGTCCTAAGAAGTTTTCTAAGGTTGAAGAGATTTCAGCACAGGATTTCATTGATAAGGTACTTCCAACTGCAAAAGAGATTGAAGCTTTTGTAGAGAATAAACATGAGAAGAACTTTGTTTCTATGATTGCACCTGTTAATCCAGATGCGAAGACAATGTTTAAATGGAACAATGGATTATCTTGGGCTTATTCAGGAAACATTACTGATTCTGATATGAAACAGAATGTAAAAGCTGCTGGCGGTAATGTCGATGGTGTACTCAGATTTTCAATTCAGTGGAATGAAGATGGACATGACAACTATGACCTTGATGCCCATTGTGTTGAGCCAAATGGAAATGAGATTTATTTCAGTAATTGTAGAAAACCTGAGTCGTCAAGAATGGGTGGTCAGTTAGACGTTGATATTGTAAATCCAGTTGGAAAAGTTGCAGTAGAGAATATTACTTGGCAGGATTTATCAAAAATGAGACCAGGAACATATAGATTCTTTGTACGTCAGTATTCAGGTGCAGTAAGGCATGGATTCAGAGCGGAAGTTGAGTTCAATGGAGAGATTTATTCATTTGATTATAGCAACCCTATGAGAACTGGAGAGAATGTTCAGGTGGCAGAAGTTACACTTGACAAGGATGGTAATTTCTCAATCAAGGAAAAACTGTCTGGAAGTTCATCTATTTCAAGTCGTGAGATTTGGGGTGTAAATACTAATCAGTTTGTTCCTGTATCAGTAATTAGTTATAGTCCAAACTATTTTGATGAACAGGATGGAATTGGTCATAGACATTTATTCTTCTTCCTGAAGGATTGTGTGAACAACGAAAGTCCTAATGGATTCTACAATGAATTCTTAAAGAGTGATCTTGAAAAGCATAAGAGAGTATTTGAGGCTTTAGGTGCTAAGTGTCATGTAGAAGATACTGATGATCAGCTTTCAGGAATTGGATTCTCTATGACAAAGAGAGCAGATTTAGTTGTTAAGGTTAAGGGTGCAACAGAGCGTGTAATGAAGATTAAGTTTTAATTAGAAAAGGAGATTATTATTATGACAAACAACGAATTATTTATTAATGCAACAAGAGCAAACTATCAGTTCCCATTCAGAGGAATGATTAACGTAATTGATTTGTGGGATTTATCTCTCACAAATCTGGACTCAGTATTTAAGACACTCAATGCGGAAGTAAAGAAGTCTGAGGAAGAGAGTCTTCTGAATACTAAGTCAAAGGAAGACGAGGAGCTTTATAACAAGATTGAAATTGTTAAGTATATTGTTGGCGTGAAGCTGGATGAGAAGAAGAAGAGAGAAGACGCTAAGAAAAATGCTGAGATGAGACAGAGATTGCTTGAAATCAAGGCTAAGAGACAGGATGCAAAACTTGAAAATATGTCTGATGAGGATCTGGATAAGGCACTTGCAGAGTTAGGCGAGTAGTTGTTACAAATATACCATATATAGTATTAAAAACAAACAATATATACTATATATGGTATATATTTTTACATTAGAAAGAAACGCACATTTCTTGAGGAATTTTGGAGGTTAAGACAATGACAATTGAACAGATTAAGGACAAATTAAAATCAAAAGAGTATGACTTCCTGAGAATAGATAAGAATTTGGGTAACAATATCATTATCTTAACTCTTGGTGGAAGTCATGCATATGGAATGGATAAAGAAGGATCTGATTTAGATGTGAGAGGTATTGCACTCAACAGTAAATCAGACATTTTACTTGGAACAGACTTTGAACAGGTCGTAGATGTTGATACAGATACAACTATGTATTCGTTTAATAAAATGATACAGCTTTTAGCATCAAGCAATCCTAATACAATTGAACAACTTGGCTGTTTACCTGAGCATTATTTACATTTATCTAAAATTGGTAAAGAATTATTGGATAATAGAAAAATGTTTCTTTCGCAGATTTGTGTTCATACCTTTGGAGGATATGCTGGTTCTCAGCTCAGACGTATGGAAAACAAGGCTGCAAGATTGGTTGGTCAGGCAGAAAATGAAGCCTACATTTTAAAAAGTATCAACAATGCAAGATATGAATTTAAAAACAGATATTATCCTCATGAAAATAGTGATGTGAAACTATATATTGATAAGGCTGTTCAAGAAGGATATGATAGTGAGATTTTTATGGATGTAAATTTGCAACATTATCCGTTAAGAGATTGGGCTGGCATGTGGAACGAAATGAAGTCCATTGTTAGTAGTTATAGCAAATTTGGTAAAAGAAATGAAAAGGCTGTAGCCCATGATAAATTAGGAAAACATATGGCTCATTTGATTCGATTATATATGATGTGTATTGATATTCTGGAAAAGGAAGAGATTATCACTTATAGATCAGATGAACACGATTTGCTTATGAGTATTAGAAACGGAGAATATTTAGACGAGAATAGACAGCCTATTTCTGAATTCTATGATTTATTGAATGAATATGAAAAACGTTTTGAATATGCAAAAGCAAATACATCTTTACCTGATAAACCAGATTATAAGAAAATCAATGAATTTAAGATGTATGTAAATGAGAGAATTGTGAAAGGAGATATCTGATGGAAATATCAAATAGAGCAAAAGAAAGATTCTGTAAGGATTGCAATATACCAATTAGATTGTTCCAAGAACCATATTTTTCAGACAGAATTAAGCTTTTTGATGATTTTTATGGAACAGTTAATAAATGGATTAGATTTGCAAGCGAATTACAGGGGTATAATTGTGAACAGGATTACTTTGAGGAATATAATCGTGTAAAGGATGCAGCTATTACAAGCATCAAAAATTCAGAAGCATATCAGAGATTTAATGCGGAAGATATGAATAAATTTACTACGACTCATAAAGATTTACCTAATAAAGATATATTTAAGCCAACTAATACTGGAAGAGTTTTTATCAGTATTGATATGAGAAAGGCTAATTTTTCATCTTTACACGAATATGATAAGAATATATTTCGTGGGACTGATACATGGGAAGATTTTATTTCTCAATTCACGAATAACGAACATATTACAAATAGTAAATATATTCGCCAGGTTATTCTTGGTAATTGTAATCCTAAAAGACATATCACCTATGAAAAGTACCTTATGGATCAGACATTATTATTGTTATATAACATTATTGGTGAAGAGAGAATTGTATTCTTTTCAAATGATGAGATTGTTTATGATATGACAACGGCAAGTAATTTGCGCATGTTAAGTCTTGTGAGAAATTGTGTTGAAGAAAGATTAAGTACAAAATCTAATATTCCATTCAGAGTAGAATTATTTTCACTCCACAAAATCAATGGGACTGACGGATACTGTAAGAAAATCTATAAAGAAAATGGAGAATATAATATTGAATTTAAGTGTTTGGATAATTATATGATGCCATTCGTACTTAGATATTTTTTAGGAGAAGAAATTACTGAAAGTGACAAGGTATTCTACCATGAAGGGTTGCTTGCAAAGTTTATTGATATACCAAAAATTGAGGTGAATTTGAATGAAGAAATTGAAAATTGAAATTCCATCTGGTGCAAATGAAATTATCCATAGTCTACAAAATAATGGATATGAAGCTTTCTTAGTTGGAGGGTGTGTAAGAGACAGTATCCTTGGAAGACCAATCCATGACTATGATATTACAACTTCTGCCACACCAGATGAAATGATGGAAGTATTCAAGGACAAGAGAATTATTGAAACTGGTTTACAACATGGAACTATTACCATTGTAATTGATGGTGAAGGATATGAATGTACCACTTACAGAATTGACGGTAATTACTCAGATAGTCGTAGACCTGATAGCGTAACATTTACACGAAATCTTAAAGAAGATTTAAAGCGTAGAGATTTTACAATCAATGCAATGGCATACAATGATGAAGTTGGTCTTGTAGATCCGTTTAATGGCATGGAAGATATTGAGCATTATAAAATCAGATGTGTTGGTAGAGTAGAGGATAGATTTTCAGAAGATGCTTTAAGAATTTTACGTGCTATTCGGTTTGCTTCACAATTGGGATTTGTAGTTGACACTGATGTAAGTTTGAACATTCATAAAATGTATAAGAATTTAGAGAATATATCTATTGAGAGAATCAACAGTGAGTTTTGTAAGATTGCATTATCAAGCGAGTTTTATATACAGATAGGATTATTCCGTGAAGTATTCTCGTTGTTCATTCCTGAAATTAAAGATATGTTTGGCTTTCAACAGAATAATCCATATCACATTTATGATGTATGGAATCATACAGTACATGCAGTACAAGCTTATGAATGTGATTGTGAACCCGACTTAAATCCAATAGATTTAATTACATCATTAGCGGTGTTCTTTCATGATATTGGAAAGCCACATTGTTATCAAGATGGCGAGGATGGCATTAGACATTTCAAAGGTCACGGAAGAGTAAGTGCTGATATGACCAATGAAATAATGAAGCGATTAAGATTTGACAATGATACAAGAGAAAAGGTCGTTGAATTAGTCTATTATCATGATGCTACTTTTGAGGTGGGAAAGAAATATATCAAGAGATGGCTTAATAAAATCGGAGAAGAACAGTTCAGAAGATTACTGAATGTTCGTAGAGCAGATATTAAAGCACAAGCAGACATTAATCAGGAAACAAGATTGCAAAAGATTGATAACATTGAATATATTTTAGAAGAAGTCTTACAAGATGATGAATGTTTTTCTCTAAAGGATTTAGCAGTTAATGGAAAAGATGTAATGGATACAATGCTTATTAAAAGTGGAAAAGAAGTTGGCTGCTGGCTCAATGAAATCTTAACTCGTGTAATAGATGGAAGATTAAAAAATGATAGAGAAGATCTTATTTATTGGATGACAGGTATTACAGATGGTTGGATCAAATATTAGAGTGAGGTGAAATGGATGGATATTATAGAAGAAATTTTGGACAAGTATTTTGATGAAGAACATGAATATTATCATCGTTACAGAGAAGATGAAGAAAATTATTATGATGTCGTGGACGAGTTAAAGCAGGAATTAACTAAGAAGAACATTTCTTTTAAGTTGGATGTTACAGACGCATTTGATTCTCCTGGTTATGAGTGTTCTGTTTTATCAATCGCTTATATTAGACCAAATAATAATTGGGGTTCTATTGAATTGGAAACAGTTTTATTAGAAAGCATGTAGAGAATAATCTAACATAGAAGTAATTCTATTCACGGCTGATCAGCCAAATTAAGCGAGGTGATAAAGTGAAAAAATATTGGGAAACAGGTGAAAAGAATGACTTTGGTAAGGAATGTTATAAATTACATTTTAGTCAATTTTATGAAGAAGATGATGAAAATGTAGTAGCTGGTTTTGTACAAGATGAGACAGATAAAAACAGATTTATATACGTATCAAAAGAACTAAATGTTGAATATGATACATTATTTGCAGACAGTATAGAAGACGCAAAACATCAAATCGAAGAGATGTTAATAGACCATTGGAATGAAGAGATTGATTATTTAGAAAATCGAATTAAATCATTTCAAGACGAAGAATAATCATATATAGAAATTTCTATCTTGGCGATTCAGCCAAATTTTCCCAAAAAGTAACAAGAAATATTTTTTTCTTATGGTTTTTGCAGACGTGCAAATTCCATAGGATTTTACAACAAAATAATTAAGAAGAAAGGAATTAAGCAGTAACTCCTAGGTAATTATGGTTACGTAACCTCTGTAAAATAGTGTATTTTGACAGAGAATAAAGAAAAAAATAATTCTCAAGGGCTACGAGTATTAAGTTTATTTGATGGAATCTCTTGTGGAAGAGTTGCATTAGATAGAATCAATATTCCAGTCAGTGAGTATAACGCATTTGAAATTGAAGAGAATGCAATCAAAATCAGTAGATATAATTATCCTGATATTAAAAGATACGGTGACGTATTTTCTGCCGACTTCAAGGATTTTAATAGAGTCGATCTATTAATAGGTGGTTCACCTTGTCAGTTCTGGTCGAAAGCCAAGTGTAGTAAAACAGCAAAATTGAAGAGAGAAATTGATACAGACGGTGAAGGATGGAAACTGTTTCAGAAATTTGTGGAAGCAAAGAATAATACAAATCCAAAATATTTCTTATATGAAAATAATTATGGAATGGCTGATGAGATTCAAGATGCTATTAGTGAGGAATTGGGTGTACAACCAATTATGATTGATAGTCAGTTATTATCAGCTCAGAGAAGAAAACGTCTGTATTGGACGAACATACCAAATATCACACTTCCTGATGATAAAGAATTATTAGTGAAAGATGTTATCTGTGATGATCCAAATTTAGTCAAATACTTTGATGACAGAATCAGGAACACAATGATTAAGTGTGAGAATTACATAAAATATGATCTTGGTGGCAAAGGTCATTATTCGCAGCAGGACAGGCTGTACTTTTTAAATAAGAAAGCTCCAACAGTGCCTCGTTGCAGAACAGAAACAAAATTCAATGTTTGGCTTGGTGGAGAAAAATATAAAAAGACATGTCCATTAGAGATTGAACGACTTCAAACACTTCCAGACAATTATACAGAATTTGGAATGGATGAGAGTGGCAATGTAAAAGCAATGCCTAAAACAAGAAGGTTTGAAGCAATCGGCAACGGATGGACTGTTGATGTTATAGCGCATATTTTGAGTTTTATGAAGTTGTAACAGAGAATAACATAATATGAAGTTCGCAGTAAAGCGGAATTTCTTCTGAGTTTTCAGAGAATAAATACATATAAAAATAAAGAAAAGAGGTAACAAAATGAGAGAAACATTAATTGTTGTAGACATGCAGAATGATTTTATTGACGGAACACTTGGCACAAAGGAGGCACAGGCAATTGTATCAAATGTAGCAAAGAAAATTAAGGAGTACAAGGATGCTGGTAAACAGGTAATCTTTACAAGAGACACACATCCTGAGAATTATTTGGAAACATATGAGGGTAAGCATCTTCCTGTTACTCACTGTGTAAAGAATACTGTTGGTTGGCAGATTTCAGATAAGTTAGATTTTGATATTGAGAACGATATTCTGATTGATAAGCCTACATTTGGTTGGTTAAACTGGAAGGATTTTGGATTTGAAAGCGTTGAGATTTGCGGATTATGCACCGATATCTGCGTGGTTTCAAATGCACTTATTATTAGAGCAGACTATCCTGAGATTGATATTACAGTAGATACAAACTGCTGTGCAGGTGTCACACCTGATACTCACAAGGCTGCATTAGCAACTATGAAGATGTGTCAGATTGAAGTGATTGGAGAGTAGAATATGATTAAAATTAATGGCGATATTGTAACAATCAATAAGTTCCCAGATGGAACACCAAGAGTAAATATTGATACAAACAACATTGAGGAAGACTCTTATGATGGCTCTCCTTGTATTTGGATTGAATGGATTTATGAGAGCAACGATGAGATGTTTTATCTGATGTTAGTAAAGAAGCATCTTGAAAGATTTTTTACTAATGTGGATTATTATTTGTCTCTTCCATATATTCCTAATGCACGAATGGATAGAGTAAAAAATGATGATGAAGTATTCACATTGAAATATTTTTGCGATTTTATCAATTGGTTAGGATTTTCATCAGTTTATGTTTTGGATGCTCACAGTGATGTTTCTACTGCATTACTTAATAACTGTGTAAAAGAAAATCCAAAAGAGTATGTTGATAAAGCTATTTCAAAGATTGGTATGAGAAATCTTGTACTTTATTTCCCGGATGCAGGTGCAGCTAAGAGATATTCAGATTTATTCCCTGAGTTACCGTATTGTTATGGTGAAAAGAAGAGAGATTGGAAGATTGGTAAAATCCTTGGATTAGACATTAGAACAAATGGTATTGATTTGAAGGATAAAGCTGTGTTAATGATTGATGATATTATCGCATATGGCGGTTCACTTTATTATAGTGCGGAAGAGTTAAAGAAACTTGGTGTAAATGAAATTTACGCTTATGCAACACATACGGAAAATTCAATTCTTGATAAAGAAAAGGGTACTTTGATTAAGTCTTTGGAGAATAATACAGTGAAAGCATTATTCACAACAAACAGTATTTTTACTGGTAAGCATGAAAAGATTACAGTTATGGAGGTTTAAAATTATGGATAACACAATGGCTTTATTACTTAGTGATACTTATAAGCAGTGTCATGATCGTATGTATCCAAAGGGATTAACTAAGTTAGTTTCATATTGGGTGCCCCGTAAATCAATGTTAGAGAATCAGAATCATATGGTTTTCTTCGGATTACAGGCTTTTATTAAGGAATATCTAATGGGATATTTTCAGAAGAATTTCTTTGAATTATCAGAAGATGAGATGTTATCTCTTTATACAGATTCAATGGACGTACAGATTGGTAGAGATAATTACGATTTAGAAAAGATTGTGGAACTTCACAGACTTGGTTATCTTCCACTTGAGATTAGAGCTTTACCAGAAGGAACACTTGTACCAATGGGAGTTCCTTGTATTGAAATTACCAATACAGATGACAAGTTTGCATGGCTTGTTCAGTGGATTGAATGTATTCTTCAGGTTGAGTTATGGAAACCTTGTTGTCATGCAACTATTGGTTATATGTATCGTGAGATTGCAGATTATTGGTATAACAAGACAACAGACGGATTGCCTGGAAATATGGCTTGTGCAGATTTTGGCATGAGAGGAATGTCTTGTATGGATGAAGCTACAAGATGTTCAGCATCATGGTTGCTTTCATTTAATAAGACATCTACAATTCCAGCAATTAATTATATTGATAGATATTACAATGCCGATTGTAAGAATAATGGTATTGGAATCGGTGCTGTCTCAACTGAGCATTCTGTAATGGGTGCTAATTTCTCAATTGATGGAGATGAGATTACGTTCGTTAAGAGACTTTTAACAGAGTTATATCCAAATACATCATTTAGTATGGTTTCAGATACTTATGATTATTGGAATATGGTAAATAATATTCTTCCACAGTGTAAAGAAGAGATTATGAATCATAATGGAAAGCTCTTGGTTCGTCCTGATAGTGGTGATATTGTAGAGATTTCAGTTAAGACAGTTGAAAGGTTATGGGAGATTTTTGGTGGTTCTGTAAATAGTAAAGGTTATAAGGTATTAGATCCGCATATCGGTATTATTTATGGTGATGGCTGCACACTTTCTAATGTAGAAACTATTTGGAAAGAATTAGAAAAGCGTGGTTTCGCAGCTAATAATATTGCTTATGGTGTAGGAGCTTTTTGCTTCACTGCAATCGTTGAAAACGGAAAGATGATTGTTGTTACAAGAGATACTTTTGGCATTGCAATGAAAGCTACATATGGAGTAATTGATGACAAGAAGTTAATGATTTTCAAAGATCCTAAGACAGATACAAGTCACTTAAAGAAATCTCATAAAGGATGTTGTAGAGTATACGATGATAATGGTGAATTGAAGTGTCAAGATCAGTTACTTGAAATGAGTGATAACAGTTTACTTACTACCGTATTTAAAGATGGAGAATTAGTAAGAGAAGATACATTTGCGGATATTAGAAACAGAATGTACGGAGGTAAGTAATGATTAAAATTATTGATGGAGACTTACTCACTTCGAACACTGATATTATTGCACACCAGGTTAATTGCAAAGGTGCTTTTAATTCTGGTGTTGCAAAAGCGATCCGTGATTATGATGTGCAAGTATATAAAGATTATCATAGTTTTTGTTCGATTAATACACCTGAACAATTATTGGGTTCTGTTAGATATTTTCAGTCTAATATTGACGCAAGAATATATGCAAATTTATTTGCACAAAAATCATATGGCTATGACGGAAAACAGTATACAGATATTGACGCTTTAAGAAAATGTTTTGAAAATTTGAGATCATATGCAGTTTTGGAAAATATGAGTATTGCAATGCCATATAAAATTGGATGTGTTCGTGGCGGTGCAAATTGGGAAGAAGTGTATCAAATGATAAATGATATATTTGAAAATTGTAATATTGAATTATGGAGGTTAGATAAAGGATGAGTAATTTTGATGCTAAGAAAGTAAAGAATGAGATCGTAGAGTGGATTAGAGATTGGTTTGAACAGAATGGTAAAGATTGTATGGCAGTAGTTGGAATTTCTGGCGGTAAGGATTCAAGCGTTGTTGCTGGCTTATGTTGTGAAGCTCTTGGAAAAGATAGAGTTTTTGGTGTAATGATGCCACAGGGAGAACAGCCAGATATTGATTATTCTCGAATGCTTATAGACCATCTTGGAATCGACAGTTGTGTTGTAAATATAGGCAATACAGTTCGCACTTTAAAGCATGAGATTAAACCACAGTTGGGAGATCATTGGTCAAAGCAGACTTCTACAAATCTCCCTGCTCGTATTCGTATGACTACGCTTTATGCAGTATCGCAGACAGTAAATGGTCGTGTCGCTAATACGTGTAATCTTTCAGAAACATTACTATCTTGGGAAACCAGATGGGGTGATGCAGTTGGAGATTTTGCACCAATTAGCGACTTAACAGTAAAAGAAGTGAAAGCTATTGGATATGAACTTGGATTGCAAAATGAATTAATCGAAAAAATTCCGTCTGATGGACTGTGTGGAAGTACAGATGAAGATGCATTGGGATTTAAATACTCTGTTATGGATAGATATATTAGAACAGGCGAGATTGACGACAAAGATATTAAAAAGAAAATTGATAATCGAGTAGAAAAATATCGGTTTAAGAGAATGCCTATTCCTTATTATAAAACAGGTATGGAAAGATATGTAGACTAAAATGGCAGAAGACTTAACTAATTTACAATTTGGAAAATTAACAGTCATCAAACGTGGAGACAACGATAAAAGCGGACATGTGAGATGGTGGTGTAAATGTGACTGTGGCAACCCTAAATTGATTTTAGTTGCCGCAGGACATTTAAAATCAGGACATACTCAATCATGTGGATGTATAAGAAGAGATAATATTAAACCACAAAAGAATTTAGAAGGAAAAAGATTTGGGAAATTAATTGTAAAAGAATTTCTTGGTATAAAAAATCATAGATCATTATGGAGTTGTGATTGTGATTGTGGTAAGAAAATTAACGCTTTATCATCGTCTTTAACTTCTGGAAAACTTAAGTCATGTGGATGTTTATCTTCTGTAGCTGAGTTCGAATTAAGCCAGTTCTTGACAGATGAACAAATTATATTTGATACGCAATATAAGTTTGATGATTGTAAATATAAAAGAAGATTGCCATTCGATTTTGCAATTTTTTATCCACAAAATAAGAAACTCTTATTTTTAATTGAACTACATGGAGAACAGCATTATTTTCCGTTTACATTTAATAGTGAGTCTGATATGCAAAAGAAGGAAAATTTTTTGCATAGAAAACATTTGGATAAATTAAAAGAAGATTATTGTAGTGAAAATAATATTCCATTGTTAATTATTAGATATACAAATTTTCAAACAAAAGAAAAAATTGTAAAAGGGTTTTATGAAAAGCTCTTGCAAAAGAATATTACATTTGATGATTATATATTTTCATCAAAACAAATAAAGGATGATTTACAAGTAAAGCATAAACGTGTCTATAAAAGAAAAGTAGTCCAAATAGATATACCCAACAAGAATATTATAAGAGAATATAATAGTATGGAAGAGGCATATAAGATAACTGGAATATCATCTGGACAGATTTCGGATTGTTGTAAGGGTAATTGTAAAACAGCAGGTGGATATGCTTGGGCATATAATAACGGAAACGTTAATATTGAAGAAGTAATTAAACGTGCAACAATTCCAAATAGAACAAATGCAGTTGTGATTTTCCAAAAAGATAAAAATGGAAATATTATAAAAGAGTGGCAAAGTATAACAGAAGCAGCACATTCTTTGGGAGTAAGTCATCAAGGTATTCAAGCGTGTTGTTCAGGAAAGCAGAAAACTTGTAAAGGATTTGTTTGGAATTATAAGAAAGATTGATTCAATGCATGAGAAAAATCTGTTTAAATTACAGCCGATGCCAAGTTTTGTGTATCAGGCGTAAATGAGATACTATATATAGTGCTTATAGAAAATATGGACACTATATATAGTAATATTTTTACCAAGAAACATAGATTTCATTGGAATGAATTAGGAGGACATATTTATGACTGATTTATTAGATTTATTGAAGATGGCTTCTATAGGAAAACCATATACAATTTCAAAATCTGTAATGCATTGTCCAGTGCCAGGAATGACAAAAGAATATGCTACCAAGGTATGGAAAGAACAAAAGAAACGTGGTGTAACTACATTAAATAAAAAAGAATGGTTAAGAAGATATGGATTAGGAGAATAATATGGCAGGATTTATATCAAAGCAGCCAAATGGATTATATTGTAGATTTTCGAGTGTCACGGATTGTCCTACAGCATGGAATATGACACGAGAAGATTATATCAATATGAAAATGCAGGAAGCAAAAGAAGATGCTGAAGATGTATTGAATAATTATCTGAAGCCGTTTGATATGGTGGTGGATATGTATTATCCAAACAATATGACAAAAGAGGAATTTGATAAGTTTCTTGAAGAGACTGGATATAGTAAAGGAGAATAAATTATGGCAGATTATAAGATTGGTCAGATTTTGACCTCAACAGAAGACGTAGAAATTGAAAAAGCATTATCAGGAGAAAAAGTGATAATCCCAAAAGGTAATAAGGTTATTATTGGGGCAGATAAATTAGCACATCACATCAGAAATGGTTTTATCCAACCATTAACAGAAGGTGCAACCGTAGAAGGATATGATACTACTGGTATTGCAGAATATCTCTATACTCATTTAAGAAATTATTATCCATTAGATGAAATGTTAGATGAAAATGATATTGATAGATTGGATTTTGAAGATGAAATTGAATGTGCTTTAGATGAGATTTTGTAGTTCACAGTAAACCGAAGTTTCCTTTGAATGATAAGAAAGAGAGAGGCAAGATATGTATATTTGTTTAACAGTATTAATTGGATTATTAGGACTTTGTGTTGGAGCAATGATTGGGTTTGGAATTGATTTTAAAATTAATCATACTTACATACTTGAAATGAACAATAATACTAAAGAATATTTAGAAAAAATGATTGATTTACAAAAAGGATATTTCAATACAATTGCGACAGATTTAGCAAAAGCAGTAGATGACATTAACAAAGTATATGAAAAGCCAATTTGGAGAAAGACAGAAGAAGAATTACCACCATGTTCAGGATTATATTATGGCAAAATTAAAGGTAATCCACATGGAGAAAATGCTATGTGGAAAGTAGTATATAACGATAATGAATGGAGCTTGTCTGGCTATCCTGATAATAAAGTAGAAATTGGTGAATGGACAGAGATCTATTAAGAGAATAAGAATAATGAAAGGAGACGAGGTTCGTGTACACATTAAGGAATTCCTTACTCCAAGTAATTAAATGGTATATCAAGGAAGTAAAAACAGGTTGGCAAAATTTTTAGTGCCGATTATTCAGAAGTATATTGATGATAATAGTATTAAAACTTACATAGAGCCCATGTGTGGTAGTTGTTCGATTATTGAAAAAATTCAATGTGATAACAGAATTGCAGCAGATGTAAATGATGAATTGATAGCATTGTTGCAGTATGTAAAATCTGATACAAATTTGTCTATTGCCCCTGAAGATTGTTCTTTTGAACATTATACAGATGTAAGAGAAAATAGAAAATTAGGTACAAACAAATATTCAAAAGAATATACAGCACTTATTGGATATTGTGCATCCTATGGAGGTAGATATTTTGATGGTGGATATGCCAGAGATAATACTGGAAGAAATATGTACAAAGAAAGAATTCTAAATCTCAAGGAAGATTGTGAACTACTTCAAGATATAAATATTAGATGCAACGATTATAAAGACTTTGCAGATTATAAGAACTGCCTATTCTACTTCGATCCACCCTATAAAAATACGAAACAGTATTCTAAACAGTCAATCGACTATGACTCATTTTACGATTTTCTTCGTAAACTTTCAGAGAATAATATAGTGTTAGTAAGTGAATATAATATGCCTGATGATTTTAAGCGTATTTGGCAGAAAGAACGTAAAGTGCTACAGAAATCAGATAGAGTTACAGGTGAGAAAGCAGTAGAAAAGTTGTTTGTAGTTGGAGAATAACATAGCGAGGAGGCGAATAAATGGCTGATAAATTAATCAATAAGCAGTTAGTAGACATTGACGAATTATTACAGTTTCTATCAGATAATGGATTTGATATTGATGATGGAGTTTGGAATAAATACGAAATGTCCTTAAGAGAAGTATTTGATGAGTACAAGAAGAATACTATTCCAGACGTAGAAATTGGACAGACTGTATGGATTATTAGTAGAGATTATCATGACGTATATTCAATCAAAGAATGTCATGTACATAAGAAACAGATTAGAGCAAGATATACGTTTTCTGTAAGAGGTAGACATTATTATTGCGGAACTTTCACGAAAAACAGTATTGGCAAGACTGTATTCTTTTCAAAAGAAGCTGCTATTCAGTCTCTAAATGGCAAGGAATATAAGTTGGAAGAGTGGACTTGAAACTCGCATTTCATTTTAAGAAAAAGGAGAATAAAAAATATGAAGGTAACGATTGATTTAGAAAATTTAGAGTCTCTTGTGCAGAATACAATGGAGACAAATATTGAAAACATTGTAAAAGAACAGATTGAAGGTACTGTTAAAAAGGTTGCTGATAATCTTGCTAAGAAGATTATTGAAGAAAAGGTATCTGAGAATTTTCAGCGTTTTGTTGATGAATACATAGCAAATACCAAAATCAAAGTTGGTGGAGATTATTGGGGTGATACAGAAGAAAAGGAATATACAGTAGAACAGTATATTAAGAAGGAATTAAAAGAAAGACTTGATTCTAAAAAGCTTAGAGCTAAGAAGAAAGGACACACAAGTTCATATAATGATGATTTCGAAAATGTATCATTTGAGGAATATATCAACAGACAGTTTGATTTTGATGACATGATTAAAAAAGATCTTGATAAATTCATGGATGATATTCGTAAACAGGTTAATAAAACCATGAAGGAAACTTTTGACAACTCAACAAAGAGTATGTTATCAAATGCAGTTCTTAATATTCTTGGTGCAAATGAAACCTATAGACAGATAGAGAATAATATTAAGTGTATTGCAGACAAGCAGGTATAGGCTATGGAAGAAGAAATCTACGAAAACAATTATGAAGACTGCGATTACTGTGAAACGACATACTATGAAAGCGACACTGGATATCGTGAATATGGTTGCAGTTTTATAACTGGTGATGAGAATGATTATCCATGTTTGGGTGGTGAATTAGGTTTTGGCTGCCCATTGTCATTCAAATATAGAATTGAGAAAAATTGAACTTCAAAAAGTGCCTAAAATAAGGGCTTTTAAAAATGAATTTTGACTTGAAATTTTGGTTTCCTATGGAGGTGAAAATATGTTTAATAGATGGAAAGCCTATCCTAAACACATACCTAAAAAGCGTGGTTGGTATATATGCTCAATTAGATATGGCGAAGAACCAGGACAAGCATATGTTATGGATTTATTTTGGGACGAAAAGACACTAAGATGGAAAGATAATAGACGATTAGATGTTTACAATACATATAAAGTGTATGGATATAACGATGAAACTCATTTAAATGATAAAAGGATTTATAAGGAAAATGTTTGTTTCAGAGATGATGTAGTTGCCTTTAAAAAACTACCAAAGATTTATAAATAACAGAGAATATAATAATGTAATTACAATGCTAAAACAAAGTAAAACAACGTTTCTTGTGATTGTGAAAGTAGGTGAGAAAAATAACAGAATTAGAGAAGAAATATTATAAGCTTTTAATAGGCGAAACGTTTCATTGCTATGATATTACATTAAACGAATTACTGATTATTATGAACGCAGAACTTAACATTAATACATTAGCTTTACAGAAATCAGGAAGACATAATTTTTATTGTAGAGTCGATGATAAAACCAAACAGTATTATTTACGAAAGTTTGGTTTGTTGAATGAAGATCGAGTAGAAACAGGAGAACAATAATTTGAAAAACACACTATTAGATGTATCTCAGAACTTTGATAAGATGAGTGATTCAGAAAAAGTAGAAGTAAACGATAATGTCAGAAAACAATTCGACAATATTATTCATGGCAAACCTCCGAAAACGGAACGAGAAAAAGAGATTGACAAACTTGCAAGAGAAGAATTAGAAGAGTACAGACGAAAGAAGAAAGCTTTTTATGATAATCCTATCCATTGGAATAACAACAAGCGTAGAAGACATGGACTTACTGTATTAAGAGGTAGCGTTAATAAATGCCGTTTGAAAGAATATCCAGGATTTCATCCGTCTGTACGATTCTTTGGTATGATGGAAGATTTATTTGATGAGATATTGATTACAACTATGGAAGATGGTTTTAATTCTTTTGTAGAAGTAAAAGATTTGGCTGTTGGTGATACAAATGTATTTAAAGTAAACAAATAGGAGAAAAACAATATGGAGTTATCACAAGATGAAAGACAAAGATTTTTAGAGTTAATAGATAAAGTAAGTCCATGTGCTGCAATTTCTGAAAAAGAAAATCTTGAAAAGTTTAAAGAGTGGCTGGATAGTGATAGATCAAAAAGAGTTACATTTGTTGAAGCTCCAAAAATATTTAAAGATCAGGTTGGAAATGACAAAGTGCTTCTTATACCAACAAATGACGAAGCTATAAAGCCAATAAGAGTAATATTCGAAGGAAAATAACATTCAGAAAGCTTTATATGAGAGGTAAGAAAGAAGCATTTCCTTTGGAAAGGAGAATAATTAAATGACAGAAAGATTTTCAATTACAAAATCAAATATTGACTTGAAGAAATTATTGTCGAAAATAGATGAATTTATAGTTATGAAAAGTGAATCGCCATATATATTTTTAAGTCAAAGTACGTTAGATGATTTAATTGCTATAGTTGGATATAGTTCAGATGGTCTTATGGGAAGTGAAAATGGACTCATGTGTGGTCGATTTAAAGGTAATAAAGTTTTTTGTGATAATACATTAAAATTCGGTGAGATTGAGCTGAGATAAAAGAATATATACATAGAAAATAGAAAGAGAGGATACATATGAGAGTATTACTTTTATTAAGAGGCTCTGCTGGTTGTGGAAAATCAACTTGGATTGAACAGAATGGATTAAAGCCATATGCATTATCAGCAGATGATATTAGATTACTGTGTCAGAGTCCAGTATTACAGCCTGATGGAACAGTAGGAATTAGTCAGAATAATGATAAAACCGTTTGGAAGACATTATTTAATTTGCTTGAAATTCGTATGCAGAAAGGCGAGTTTACAGTCATTGATGCTACAAATTCAAAAACATCTGAGATGAACAGATATAAGCAGATGTGTGAAACATACAGATATAGGATGTATTGTGTCGATTTTACAGATATTCCAATTGATGAAGTAAAGAAAAGGAATACCAATAGAGAGGAATTAAAGAGAGTCCCAGATGAGGCGATTGACAAAATGTATTCCCGTTTTAAGACTCAGAAAATTCCATCTGGTATTAAAGTAATTAAACCAAACGAGTTAGATTCAATTTGGATGAAGTTATTTGATTTATCTGAATATAAGAAAATTCATCATATCGGAGACGTTCATGGTTGTTATACAGCATTAAAGAAATATATTGATGACAATGGCGGTATCAAAGATGATGAATTTTACATCTTCTGTGGTGATTATGTAGATAGAGGCATTGAAAATGCTGATGTTATTAAGTATCTGATTTCTATTAAAGATAAGAAGAATATGCTTATGCTTGAAGGAAATCACGAAAGATGGCTTTGGTTATGGGCTAACGGTTGTATAGGTAAGTCTAAAGAATTTGAACTTGTAACAAAACCACAGTTAGAAGATGCGAAGATTGATAAAAAAGATGTTCGTCAGCTTTATAGAAAATTTGGACAGTGTGCTTATTATAAGTATGGAGAGAATATTTATTTAGTAACTCATGCAGGTTTAAGTGTGTTACCAGATAATCTTACATTCGTTGCAACAGATCAGATGATTCATGGAGTTGGTAATTACAATGATTTTGAAAAAATTGCAGAAACATTCACTAAAAAAATGCCATCAAATTACTATCAGATTCATGGTCATAGAAACACCAAACAAGTTCCAATTCGTGTGAATGATAGAGTATTTAATCTTGAAGGAAGAGTTGAATTTGGTGGAGATTTAAGATGTGTCCAACTTGATAAAGATGGTATGCACGAAGTAGAAGTTCATAATGAAGTATTCAAAACACCTGAAATGAGAGAAGAACAGAGTGTAACAAATAGTTCTGTTGCCGATGTAATAATTTCTTTAAGAGCAAATAGATATATCCAAGAAAAGAAGTTTGGTAACATCTCTTCTTTTAATTTTACAAGCAAAGCCTTCTACGACAAAATATGGGATGAGCAGACTACAAAAGCAAGAGGTTTGTACCTTGATACATTTAAGGGTAAAGTGGCAGCAAGGGCATATGACAAGTTTTTTAATATCAATGAGCGTCCCGAAACAAAATTTGATATGTTACAACATAAGCTACAGTTCCCTGTTACAGCGTATGTAAAAGAAAATGGTTATTTGGGAATTGTAAGTTATGACGAATATAATGATGATTTATTTATTGCAAGTAAATCTACTATTGACAGTCAGTTTGCACAATGGCTCAAAGAAGCTGTTTACAATCAGATTACAGAAGAAAATAGAGAAAAAATGAAACAGTATGCGAAAGATAATAATGTGTCATTTGTATTTGAAAATATTGATATGAAAAATGATCCACATATTATTGAATATCCTGAAAGTAAGTTATATCTATTAGATATTGTTTATAATCAGATGGATTTTGCTAAATATGATTATGAAACTATGTGTGATATTGCTCATCAGCTTGGATTAACTCCAAAAGAAAAAGCATTTGAGATTGCTAATTGGCAGGATTTTTATGATTGGTACTATGATATTCTCGAAGAGGATTATGAATACAATGGCAGAAAAATTGAGGGATTTGTAATCGAAGATAGTGTTGGATATATGACAAAACTGAAGCTTACATATTATAACTTTTGGAAGTTTATGAGAGCAATTTCACATGAAGCTATTAGAAATGGATATATTAAGAAAACATCGGCTTTAACAACTCCTATTGCTAATGAGTATTATGCATGGGTAAGAAAGTTGCATGATGTCGATGATATTGATTCAATTCCAAAAGATATTTGTACGTTGAGAAGATTATTTTTTAAAGACAAATTAGGAGAGTAATCATATGAGTAGTATTTCAGTTGGTGAATTGAAATCTATTCTTGAAAATTATCCAGACGATTACGAAGTTGTTATGAATGTTAAGCACAAATATCCAATCTCTAAGGAAGAAGGTCTTAGAGGTTGGTGTGCTTATATTAATGGTGTAAAAGCCGATGATGATTTTCGAGAAATTAGATTGATGAATTAGGAGAATAAATATGTGTAACCGTTGTAATTATGACTCACCTGACAATCAAATATATGTAGATCCATTAACTAATGAATATTATTTGGATATTGAAACAACTGAATGGGATGAGTATGATGATGGATTTGTCCATCAGAGAGAATATATTGCGTATTGCCCTTGGTGTGGTAGGAAGTTAGGAGGAAAGAAAAATGGTACAGAAACAAAAACGAGTTGAACTATTCGAAAATGAAAATGTTGTATTAGAACAACGTGGTAATAGATATTATCTATCTCTGTATGATAAGGAAGGAAAATTTCAGAGAGAAGTTACTATTGATGTGAAAGACGATTACAAGGTCGGACTTTGTAATGGTAAGTAAAGGAGATTATTATGGCAGTATTTAAGAATTTCAAAGATGATGAGTTAATCGTAAACTGTGAATGTGGATGTGATGAAGGTATCCACTTTAAGATTCATGATTATGGAGATGGCGACTATGCCTTCTTAACATATACAAACGGTAATTTTTATACTCAGCAAAGACCGTTTTTTGAAAAGTTGAAGAAAATTTGGGCGATTATTTGGAATAAGGACTTTTATTATTCTGATATTGTGCTTACAAAGGATGATTTTAAAGAGTTTAAGGAATGGATTAATAGAAAGTAAAGGAGATTGCTATGAATAGAAATTTGGATGGATATTATTTTAGAGTTAAAAGAGATGGAAAATGGGACAATGTTTGTTGGTCTGATATGACAGATGAAGAAAGAGACAAGCAAATGACTAATCGTAGTGAAGAATGGTTGAAGTCGTTGTGTAAGGGACTTGGTAATGTTATTCATAAGATTGGTGAAGATTTAGATATTGCGTGTGAATAAAAGTAAATTCAGGATTCTTTTGATTGTAAAGAGAGAATATTAAAGCAGTAATAAAAATCAATGATTTTTTATAAACTAAGAAAGATAAAAGAGGTGAACGATTAATGTCTTTAGTATATAAAAATAACATATACAATTATGATGGTGAATACGAAATGAGTTCATTAAATAAATTTGTACAAGCAGAAAGAAGATTGCTTGCAAAGAAGCAGGCATTGGATGATATGAAAAACGAATATGATCTTATTGAACAACAGACATTTCGCACTTATAAAGAGAATATTCAGTATATGCTACTTGATCAGCCATCTACTATTAAAACATGTAGAGAATGGTTAAATATGTTATCAAAGAATCAGGATGCTGATGGTAATAAGCTTGATAAGAGAAAGAAGTATAAAGAAAAAGAAATGTATGATTGGTATATTGATTATATTAAAAAGCTTCTTGATATTGAGTATATGAATGATGTTAAATTCATTGACTATAATTTTGGTCAAGGTACTAATATTAGATTTGAATATAAAGAGCATAATTGGTGTTTAGAAATTCCTCATATTCAAGCTATCAAATTAGATGCATATAAGAATTATGGTGGCAGTGCATTTAAACTTGCATTAGTACACAATGATACAGAATATAGTTGTAATTGGTCGCAGTTTGGCTCTACATATGAGGAAGATGAATTAAGAGATATTATGACACAAGGTATTGAGAAATATTGTAATTAGTTGTGGTAAGCCCACAAAAAAGCAACAT